GCTGGCCGACAGAAGCTCACAATCGCGCAACCGTTCAGCAGCGGCGGACAGTTGTGGGTGCAAAGCAGCACCACCGCCACCCTGCAATTCACCATCCTATACACCATCGCTGCCTAATCCATACCACCATGATTACCCTCTCTTGGATCATCGAACGCCTTCTCGTTAAACCGACCGAAGGTTCACTCACCGATGTCGTCATCACCGCCGACTGGCGATGCAACGGCTCGCAGGATCAATACAGCGGCACTTGCTACGGATCGACCTCATTCGCTCCGCCGAGTGGTTCGTTCACGCCTTACGAGGATCTGACCGAGCAGCAGGTGCTGGATTGGTGCTTCGCCAATGGCGTCGATAAGACTTCCATCGAAGCCAATGTGACGCAGCAGATCAACGACCAGATCAACCCGCCGATCATCGCTCCGCCGCTGCCGTGGGCGGCGCAGCCTTCATCGCCGCCGGTTGAAATCGTTCCTCCGATGTTGCCGCAGGTGGAGCCGCCGCTCGTCAATGCGGAAACTCCTGTCGCCGCTGTTGACGAACAGCCGGTTGTTCCGGATGCTCCGGCGGCATGATTACAATCGAACTTACCACTGAGCAGGCCAATCAACTCCTCCAACTCATCGACATCGCCATCAAAGCTGGCGGTTTCCAGAATGCAAAAGTAGGAGTTCCATTGGCCGACCTCATCATCGCAGCCGCACAGCCTAAACCCGAGCAATGACAACCGATACCAACAGTAGCAGCGGACTTGGAATTTCACTTGCAACCGCCGCTACTGCTGGTGCGGTATCACTGCTTCCTCAGTTAACAGAGTGGTTCCGATTCGGGGCCGCTCTGTTGGCGTTTATAGCCGCAGCAATCGGACTCTACAAAGCCCTCAAGAAATGAACTGGAAAACCACTCTCGCAGGTGTCGGCGCAATCATGGTCGCAATCGGAGGCGCACTCAAAGCACTCTTCGATGGAGACCCGTCCACAAACATGGACATCGCAGCCACCATCACCGCCGTGACCATTGGATTCGGACTCATCATGGCCAAGGACGCTGATAAGAAAAAGGCTGAATGAACGTCATCGAGCAAATCGTATCAGCCATTCTCAAGTGGCTGGTATGGCTTGCGAAAACACCCTACACCGCAGAGGATGCAAAACCCGATCCAGAACTCAAAAAGAAGCTACTGGATCGCATTGCTGATTCTGAGCGCAAGCTGCTCAACAAGAGTGGTGATGGTGCCCCACGGTGAGCCTATACGCCTCGCTGAGGACGTTAAGGCTCGCGTCTGGGTCAAAGATGCCCAGGGCAATCCAACCAAGTCTCAAAACCGCGTGACAATTCACGAGGGATGGTACGCACTACCGAAGGAATAGTATGGGAACATCACTTACAGGAAATACGGTCGCATCGACCTACACTGGCCTACTCAAGACCACCGACAACACGGTCCTGAACTCAAGCCTCCGAACCATCACCGATGGTAACGGAAACGATTCCGCACTCCAGCTCTCAAGCCTAGCAATCAACAGCTCAGGAAACTTCTCGGTAGCCACCAACAAGTTCACGGTTGCATCCGCAAGCGGTAATACTGCGGTAGCCGGAACACTCGCAGTCACCGGAGCTACCACGCTCTCATCCCTCGGAGTTTCTGGAGCAGCCACGTTCTCGTCACTCTCAGCAAGCGGAAACATTTCCACAAGCGCAGGCACCTTGTCGGTGTACGGAGCTATTAGTCAAACCAATGCATCCGCATCAAACACCATTGCTGGATTTCTTGCCGTTTCAGGAAATTTTACATGCAATGCAAGTGCATCGTTTTTTGGAAATGTAACATTTGCTAATCCATTAACAATAAGCAGCACACTCAATGTTACTGGTGCTACTGTAATATCGAACAACCTTTCAGTAACAGGTTCGATTTCATCCAGCTCTTCCATTAGTGGAACCTCTCTGTCCACAAGCGGAAATCTTACTGTTAATGGCAATACCACAATAGGAAATGCCGCTGGAGATCTGCTTACAATCAATTCCGCCAACGTAACTATTCCTGGTGTACCAGTTAAAACAGTACCCATATCGGCAGATAGCGTATTGATTGTTGATTCGGCTGATTCAAGCAGGGTTAAGATATCGCCAGCTAGTGCGTTCTTGGCAACCCTGTTCCCTCAGTCCAACTCTTCGCTGCTTAATACAAATACAAGCATAACATCATCAAACACTTCATTTGGAACTGAGATTATTGGGCTTAGAACTTCGATCACTCCAAGATCCACATCTTCAAAGGTGCTTGTAACCATAATGCTCAATTATGGAGCAAACAGTGGAGCATCAAAGTTGGCCAGCTTCAGGCTTACTCGCAATGGAACTGAAATAGGACAAACCGCTAGCGGTACTGGATCATCTCTTGATGGTATTGCTCCTTGTGTCTTCACTGATGGTGGAGATCAAATCAATAATACATTCATTCAGTTCTGGGATTCTCCATCGTCTGCTTCAGCGGTTGAATACAGGATTCACGCCTATAACAAGGGTGCAACAACTGCTACTTTGTACATCAATTACAGCTCAAACGACAATGCTGGTGGTGCTGCGGCTGATCGCTGCCGCTGTTCTTCCAACATGGTACTTCAGGAATACTTCGCCTAATGAAACCATCTGAAGTAGCGCAAGCAGCCTGCGATAAGCTGTCGTTCACGGACTCGGCCACGCTCACGTTGGCCAAGAAGTTCTGTATCCGCCGCTACTCCATGATCTGGGATTCGTGCCTATGGAACGATACCCTCGGAGTAACCTCTATCTCTGTCGCTGATGGCGATGAGATCAATACGATCAACACCTTCATCACCAGCACCTACTCGTCGAACACTGGGTACAACATGTACATGGACTTCCCGGTGGCAGTGAAGTTCACGGTTGATGGGGATACCGATGGTATCGAAATCCCGTCCGCTGAGTGGGTGTCGTTCTTCCAGCTCGATCCAAACACTTGGAACAACGTCGATGGTCGCAAGTCCACTCCCAACAACTTTGTGAACTGGGTCCGAAACATGGACCCCGCTTACGGACTGGCCGGTGTTCCCAGGATCAAGCTCATCCCAGTTCCCAACGTCAATGGAACGCTCTTCGTTCTCGGCAAGAAGCAGTCGCAGATGCGCCAGTTCGGTGAGGCTCAGACCATCACCAACGACAGCAACTTCGAGCTGCACGGTGTTGAGAATGCACTGATGGCCTACACCGAAGGCGATCTCCTCGAATACTCGCGGCAGTACGGCAAAGCCCAAGCCAAGTTCCAAGAGGGAGCCGCTCAGGTTTCCATTATGAAGGACATGGAGCGAGGCCAGCAGCAGCAGATCAGCCGCATCATTCCTGACAGCCTCTACGACTACACCTTTCAGGACATCACCTAATGCCATTCCAATCCTCAGACGCACTCGACGACCAGATGCTTCTGGATGGAAGCAATGGGTTCAGTACTGGTGTCATTTCCGCTACTCGCCCCGATGCGATTCCGGCGACCAGCGTCGAGTGGGCCATGAACATGGACTACGATGATTTTGGAAATCTCGTAAGTCGATTCGGAACCACATCCATCGTTGGCAACAGCAGTTCGCTGAATTGGGAAAGCACCACTACAAACTGGGAATCCACGACCAGCTACTACCTGTCGAACCTCCCAAACAACTGCACGGTTTACTCGGGATTCTATTTCGATACTGCTGCATCCGAACGTCTCATCGTTGCGCTGCTGAATCCGACAGGATCAGTAAAGCAGCTATGGTCAACGGATCTCGCGTCAAGCTACACCGCGATAACCGGTGCCACGCTTAATGCTGCCGCGAAGTTCGTGTACTTCGCTCAGCTAAACGACAAGCTGTTCTATTCCGACGGATACGGATCTCTGAAGTACATCACCAGTAGTGCCACAGACTCATCTGTCACTGCCGGAAAGATCAGTCGAATCGATGTCATCAATCAGGGATCAAACCTGTCCGCTGTTCCCGCTGTCACAATCGCTGCTCCTCCGAGCGGTGTAACCGCTACGGCGACTGCCATCTGCGGAATCGATGGCAACGTGCTTTCGATTCGCATTGATAATCCCGGCAGCGGATACACCACCGCTCCAACAGTCAACATTGCTGGCGGTGGCGGTGCCCACGCTGTTGCATTCGTTTCGCTCACTCCTCCCAGCAAGCCGCTGTACCTCACCACGCACATGCAGCGTTTATTCTGCGTGTCCGGTAATACAGCCATCCCTCCCGATACCCTCTACTTCTCCGATCTTCTCGATGGCGAAACTTGGGACCCGCTTGGTTCCATTCGAGTGGGCGGTGACGGCGATCCGATCACCGGCATCTACTCGTGGTTCGGATACAAGTTGCTCGTCTTCAAGGAACGGTCCATCTGGTCCGTGGATGCCGATCCTACGCAAGATCCTGCGGATTGGGTCATCTCGATCATCTCTGGCAATGTCGGTTGCGCCTCGCACCGGTCCATTGCTGCTGTTGGTCCCGATGTGTTCTTCCTGACTCGGGACGGCATACGCTCACTCTCGCAGATCCAAGCAGGCACCCAAACCAGCACAGGACTCGCGCTGTCGTCACCCATCGGAGACATCATCAGCCGCATCGACAAAGCTCAGTACGCGCTCTGCGACGGTGTGTACTGGAATAATCGATACATGCTCTCGGTTCCCCTGATTCCAGACGGAGGAACTTCGCAGACCACCAACAATGCTGTCATCGTGTACCATGCACTGGCCCGCTCTTGGCTTGGATACTGGGACAACTGGCAGGCAAACGACTTCGTTACCACAAACTTCTCGGCTCGCGGACCCATCCTGATGTTCGCCGGTCAGGTGTTGAGCCTCAGCACCTCAGCGGGCCAAGTCTGGGCGTTCAACGATTACCTCCCAGCAAGCCGGTTCGATCCGCCCACTCAAATGGCGTACTACGATGGTGGATCGGTGTACATATCGAGCATCACCACGAAGGCTTACAACCTCGGGGAACCGATTCCTGACAAGATCGGATACAGCATTCAGTTCGCGTTCGACAACCCGTACAACATCCCCATTGGAATTGAGGCTGCTTACTGCAAGAACATGAGCAGCTCGTTCACCGATCTTGCCACTGGGGTTACGATTCCGACTGGCACGTTCAAGGATCTCAAGGCTTACAACTTGATCAGCGCGGGACGCTGGAACACGATGCAGTTCCGAGTTCGCACAACCGCTGAATCAGGCGGTCGCCTGTCATTCCAATCCGCCATTCTCTCTGGCTTCGTCGATTCCGTGCGTCCTCAGCAATGAACGCACATCCGTCTATCATCGAAGCAGCTAAGCTGCTCAGGCTTCATTGGCCAACTTGTTCCACATGGAACGATGATCAGCTCCTGAACTGGATCGGCATCTTCAACAAGATGAAGCAGCTCGGAATCATCAAGAATGAAAAGGGCGAGTGCATTGGTGTCGGAGCTGTTCGTTTCCTGAACTCAATCGAGGAAGCGGAAGACATCAACAACAACTTCCCTGATGGCCACATCGCTTGGATAGAGATGGTCGTTGGAGTGGAGCCAGAAGCCGTTCAGACGCTCTGGTTGGCCATGATGACCGTCTGTTCTGATAAGGTCACCAAGGTGGGAGGATTCAGCAGAGGCGTTTCCCGTTTGTACGATTTCAACAGATACTTCAAACTCCTAATGAACCGAAGGATTTCCTATGGGCGGTAGATACGATGCTCCTAATATGTCCGCTGCAAACAAAGCAGCGGTGTACTCGCAGGCCGAAACATTCCCGATTATTCGGGAGATCGAGGCGGCATCGCGTATGGGAACGAAGGGCAGTTACCAGATGCCCGTTCTTGATTCCTCGGGAAAAGAAACCGGCCAGTACAAGACGGTCAACTACGACTACACCGGCAAGTCCGATGCTGATCTGACGCGGGCGCAACAGATCCTTCAGAACGAGCTGGCTCCGATTAATGCTGCCGCTCAGCTCAAGCTTGCTCAGCAGTACGGAACCCAATTTGCTCAACAGCGAAAGGCCGAACTCGCTGCTGCTGATCCCGAGCGTTACAAGCTCTACGATCAGTTCTTGTCCGCTCTTCAGAGTGGGAAAAGCAGGCTGGATGAGACATCTCCCACCGCTCCTGGTTACGAGCGCGTTGGAATGCCTACCGCTCCGCAGGATACCGGAGCCGCTCGTGATATCCGCAGCAATCTCGAACGCCAGATCAGTGCCGGTCTCGCTCAAGCCGGAACGCTTGATCCATCGATGATCCGAGCCGCTGAGCAGGCCGCTCGCGCTCGTGGTGCTGCCAGTGGAAATATCCTTGGAAACCTCTCCGCATTCCGCGAGGCGCGGGCGGTTGGTGAAGCTATCTCCAACGCCGATGTCCAACGCCGTCAGCAGGCTCTTGGCCTACTCCAGAGCGGTCAAACATCCAGCGATGTCGCCAATCGTCAGGCTCAGGAAGCGTTCCAGAACATTCTCGCAGCCACCGGCCAGCGGAACACTGCCGCTCAACAGACCTTCGCAGGCCAAATGTCTGCTCAACAACAGCGTCAGGGCGCGCAGCAGCAGAACTTGGCGAACATCCAATCTGCCCTTGGTCTCCAGCCTATCGTCTCGCAAGCTGCTCAGCTTGGCGGACTCCAGCAGGGTGCGTCTCCGTTCAATGCCCCACAGATGGTTCAAGGCATGCAGCAGGCAGGTCCGGGTCAACTCATGCAACTGGGTTCGAGCTTCGCCCTCCAGAACGCGCAGAATGCGTTCGAGGCTTCGCAGGCCAATTCTCCTTTGGCTATCGTCAAGGGTGTCACCAGCGCAATCGGCGCACTGGGAAGTGCCGCTGGTTGCTACGTCGCCCGTGAGTGCATTCCCGATCAGTGGGAGGCGTTCTACTTCTGGAAGGAACTTGTTGGTCCCGCTTGGTTCAAGAGCTTCTATGACAGCAATGCCGAGAAGTTCGCCAAGTGGCTCAAGGACAAGCCGAAGGCGAAGAAGTTGGTGGCCAACTGGATGATCGGTCGGATCAAGAGCATGATTCCGAAATCCTGATCTATGCCAAACGATACCGGATCAAGCTATTGGTTCATCATTCCCGGAGGTGAAACCTCCGAGAGTGGTACAGGGCTTGTTGGATTTCCTGGTGGGCAGTTGGTACAGATTCCTGAATCAACCGTCAGACCAAATCCGATTGTTGATCTTGCCATACCTCCAATCGTTCCCGAGCAGCCGAACGTACCAATCCTGCCGCAAGCTCCCAGCGAGCCGCAGTATACCAAGCCCGCGCCAATCGAACCACCTACGGTTCCGATTCCGGCTCGACGCGCTGATGTTCTGGAAAGTCCGTACATGGGCTACGTCAACTACGATCCTGATGAGATCCTCGCTGCCGCAATGCGCGTGATGAACGGTCGCATGGCCGGTCGATCCATGCTCAATGATTTGAGAAGGTAATCATCATGGCTTTCGAGAACTTCCTCCAGAACGCTGCGAACTTTGCCACCGCTGGCCTATACAATAGCCTCAGCGGGCGCGACAAGGAGCTTGAACAGCAGAAGCTCGCTGAGGCCGAGGCATTCCGCGCTAACCCAGAGCTGGTTCGCGAAGCTGCGAAGTATGATCCGAGCATCATGGAACGCCTCGGAAACCTGCTGACCGGAGGCATCTACGGTCAGGCCAGCGGCATGAACGACAAGCTGGAGCAGCGAGATATGGCGAAACAGCAGATCATTCAGGATGAACTCCAACGCCGTCTGGAAGAGCGAATGAAAGCCTACGGAAATCCTCCGGTTCCAGAACCCGTTGGCAGCGAACTCAATCCTGATCGCAGCGCAATGCCCATGCCCGTCGAACCCGGAACACTTCGCAAGAGAAACACTTTCGCTGGAGGCTACTAACCTATGGCTACACCTAATTATCCCAATGTTGGTTCGCTTGAGCAAGCCGCTCAATATCGTACCGGAGTACCAACCCGCCTTCTGAACGTCCTTACCGGAGGCTTAGCTGGCCAGATTAGCGGAAGCACTGAGAAGGCTCAGGAAGCCGCTCGTGCGCGTCAGGTGTTACTGCAAGAGGATCTGGATAAACGCAACGAGCAGCGGATGATTGAGCGGATGAAGATCCAGCAAGCCGAAATGTTGAAACGTCAGCTTGAATTAGAGGCCAATCGAACCGATTCCGAAAATCGCAGGCGTTTGCTTGAAACGGCTGGAACAGAAGAGGCTTTGACTGGCAAATATATCACCGGCCCAGTTGAGCAATCTCAGGAGCTTGGTCGCCAAATAGGCCGACTTCAGAAGCTTTCGGTCGATCAAAAGGAAGCTGCTGAGAAAGCAGGATTGATTGGCCAACTCACTGCGGAAATGGGTCCAACTGAACGTGCCGCAGTTGAAGCTGGCGTTGTCAGTCCATACGAGAGCATGGACATTGCATCTCTTCGCAGAATGAGGGGTGCTTCCGATGTTTCGCTTCGCAAACAGGAAGAAGCGCGGCGGGCAAAGCAAGACGAAGGCAAGGTGTTTGTAAGTAGAAACGCTGCCGGTGATGTAAGTGTTCAGGGTCCTTCTGATCTTGTGAGCCGTTTTCAAGCCGCAAACCCTGACTTCTTTATGAAGAAAAAGGACTCCCCATACAAAGTCTCAATGCGTCAGACTGAGGACGGGAGTTCATTTAATGTTGATTTTGGTGAGATGACCGCAGATGAGATTAAAGGCATCGCTCCTCAGCTTGAAGAGATGAAGAAGGCGTATGGTTCTTTATCTAGAAGCGATCTAAGCGGAGCTGGTGCCGCTACTGGAGGTACTGCTGGTGCTGCAAAGCCCATCGCAAAAGGACCGGCTGCTGGAGAAGGGGAATCGATGGTTGGAAGAGGTTCTGGAAAAGTTAGATCCGGTGCTGCTGCCGCTATCGCTTCTCAACCTCAAGCTGAACCTGAACCTCAAGTTCTTGGACCCATGTCTCCAGAGCAGGAGTTTGCTGCCATTAACAGAAAGCTGGCTGAAATTGAATCTCGTGGTGGAGCTTCTGCATACGGAGCAAGACAGACTCTGACGACACCGTTCTACACTGATGTTGCGAGCGAACTAAATGTGCAGCCCGAACAAGTTGGTGCGAGCGTTTACCAGAGAACTCCGAGAACTGTTGTTTCTCAGAACTTCCCCGTTGAACAGTTCCGCAATCTGCCACAAGAAGTTCAAAATCGTTTGTACATTGATGCTATGAACAAGTCTGCTCAGGCGATGCAGCAGGCTGGTTACAAGCCGTCTGGAAAGTATTCTGAATACCAAATGAATGATCCGTGGATTGGCAGCATGTTCGACAAACTGAGCCGATAATAACATGACCAAAAATCAGCGCGATTGGTTGATCGAAAACAAACTCGATCCCGAGATCTATGACATAGATGCGGAAGGGAATGTCTTTGAAAACCCAATCATGGGGAAACTCGAAGCTGGAGCCAGATCGGCTGCTGCCAGCGCGGTTCCTGCGCTTGCGGGCATTCCTGGAGCGATTGCAGGTGCTAAGGGTGGAGCTTTGCTTGGCGCACCGTTGGGTCCAGTAGGTGCCGCAACCGGATCTGTTATTGGTGGTCTTATTGGTGGTTTTGGAACTTCGTATGGAGCGAGCAAAGCTCAAGAAGCACTGCTTGAAAAGTATTCTCCAGAGACACTTCAAAAACTGTCTCAAGCTCAGGAGGAGCAGCCAGTAGCTTCTTATGTTGGCGGGTTTGCCCCCACAGCTTTAACCGCTCGCCCTTCTCTCAAGGGACTCAGCGAACTTGGTAGGCCACTGACTCGACAGACCACTCTCCGCGAGGCGATTACCAAGCCGGGATTCGTTGAACCCGCTGTCAACGTAGCAGCCAACGTAGCACAGGCTACTGGCCAACAGGTTGCCGATATTGCTCAGGGAGGAGAGTTTTCCGGTGGACGGCTCGCGGCGGACGTTGCACTCGGTACGCTCTTCAATCGCCCCACTCGATTGGGACGCAAGCTGGGTATGTCCGAGGGACCTCAAGAAGGTCCGGTTCAGAAGTTGGATCTGGAACGCGCCAGATTGATTTCCGAAACGCCCGAGGAATTTACGGTTCCTCGTGAAGAGCGTCTTGGAATCGGGAAAGAAAAGGTGGCTCCAGAGCAGTTCTTCGGAACCGAGACTGAGCAACGCAATCGTCCCATCAGCGAAGAGCGAGCAGCCAAGCAATACGAGAACTGGTGGAAATCCGAGACTGAACCTACCGAGACGCTGATCAAGGAAGCTGCCAACAGCGTTAAGCTTAAGATCCCCAAAGAGCGCATTCAGGAATTGGCCAACGATCCCGATGTCGCTCGGGTCATCAGCGATCCGACCACGCTTCCAGAGTTCGTTGCAAAGCAGTATCAGGATGGACTTGAGGATGCGTACCAACAAGTCCTTGAGCAGAGGAACATGGCGAAACGCTTCCTGACCGCAGAGGAACGCGCTGATATTGCAAAAATGGATGAGACCAAAGCTGCACTTGTGGCTCAAAAAGAGTCTCCAGAATACCGTGGACAACAAATGGGCGCGGCCCGCGAACGCGCTGCTGCATTTACCCCTGAAGGTGGTGTTCGTGTAGCACCAGAGAACTGGCAATCTGCGTTGACTGAACAGGAACGACTTAAATCAGCTCTTGGTGCCGAGCAATATCTTGAAAGAGCAAAGCAGACAGGAAACGCCAAGGCTGTTAAAGCCGCTCAAGACATCTACGATAGTCTCTACAGCCGTCTCCAACGCCAGGGCGAAGGAGCGAAGATCACTCAATCTGACATCGATGCAGCCGCTCAGATCGCTGCTCGTCGCAACCTGACCATCGAACTGGATCGTCCGTTTGCCGGATCTACCGAGGTTCGTGGTATGTACCTGTCCGATCCAAATACGGGTAATCGGATCGTCCGAGTCAATCCGCTCATGGCAACGGCTGATACGGCCATCCATGAAATCGGGCACGATGTGTTCCAGGGTGTCACAAATCCGTCGATGCGGAAGTCACTGCTTGAGTCCGCTCAAGATAGTCCCGCGTACAAGAGCGAGCTTCTGGCCCGCAATGCCGAGGTCCAAGAAGGCAAGCTCACTCCGAAGCGAGCGCAAGAACTTGCTCTCGAAGAAGGTCTCATTCAGGCGTTTGGTGAGCAGATTCCGAATATCCAACGCAGTGAGATTCGCTCTTGGTTCAAGGCTTTCAAGGCTTCGACAAAGCAACTCTTCACCGGAAAGATTTCACCTGAAGACGCCATCGCGTGGATGCACTATGCGACCACAGAGTCCGTTCCTTGGAAGGGTGTGAATGTTCCGAAGGCCACGGAGCAGAGGACACAGAGGGGTGAGGAACCTCAAACCATTTCAGAGCGTAGAGCTGCTGCATTTAAAAAGTTCAAAGAGTCAGTCCCAGGGTCTCAGGCGGAGATGATGGAGAGTGGGCGAATCTTTTCTCCAGATGTCAGGGCGCAACTTGAAGCTCTTCAAGCTGGTGGAACACTCGAAAGGGAAGCGTTGCAGGCTGCAATCAACCGGGATATCCCGGTCAAGAAAGTTCCCGAGTTTTCATCGCAAGCACTTCCAAACTTCCAGACAATTCGAGACTCGCTCAGTGATCCAAGGAAAAAAGCTAATGTTGGAAAGCTGAGTGAAATACCCGCTGGATCTGAAATGACACTCAGGCAGGACGTTCCTGCTATGACTGATTTTGGTATTGGTGTTGTAACTGGAACCAGCGGAGACAAAACCACATACGAGCCGTTCATTCGTGTTAGGAACATCAAAATGGTTCCTACGAAAGGAATGGAAACTCAGTCACTTAAGATAGGTGCCGGTGCCGCAAAGAACCCAGCAATTGTTGCAAAGGGGACAAAGCACGAATCGCAAACGATCCCAAGCGACATAAACACTTGGACCCAAGTTGGGTTCAATCCTGACAGGCATTCATACTTTTACGACAGGGCTGACGGTGTAACTCCAGTTGTAGGAGGGGATGAAGCTGTTCAGATCGGAAATACAGTTTTTGTTAAAAACCCACAAACCGGAGATCCAACCAGTTTCCGTTTCCAACGGCCCGAGGAAAAGACACGCAAGTTCGCAGGGCGTGTTGCCGAGGCTGAGCAACTTCCCACTGAAGTCCGCGAGACGGTGGGCCAATCTCCTGAAGCTCAGTACACACAACAGAACGTCGCTGAGGTTGCTGACCGCGCATCATCGATGTCGCTGTCTCAGCTCAATGCTGATCTGGCAGACTCTGCATCCAACACCAGGGTTGCCTCTGGTATGGAGATATTCAGTCGCCAGATCAACTCTGGCGATATGACCGGTGCGAGCAAAACCGCGCTGGCTCTCGCAAAGAGCGGAACCACTTGGGGCCAGCTCATCAACCAGTTCAAGCTGCTCAACTCGTCCACACCAGAAGGCTTGGTTCGACTTGTTCAGGACTCGCTCGCTGCCAAGAAGCGTCCTGAGATGACCCAGCAGCAAGCAGCCATCCTCATGGATGGAGCGAACAAGCTCAAGTTGGCCAACGATGAGGTTCTCGCCGCTGGTCAGGTCGCTCGCGATGCCTTTGCCGCTAACGATGTCGCCGCGATCAATCAGAGCATCAAGCAACTGGACTTGGCCGATGCGAAGCGATCCGAGGTTGATGTAATCCTCAATGAGCAGCTCGCAAAGATCAACCCAGCCGATGCCGCAGACCTCTTCATATCGATGGTTCAAGGCTCCGTGATGGGTCCGATCTCAATCGTCCGCAACGTGGTTGGCAATGCGATCAACTACC